ATTAGTTACGGTTTGAATAAAACAAGTGGATATAGTGGGTTAAGTATGCACGCAATATTAGATGTAACTGATGCAAGTACACATAGATTACGAATGCAAGCTGTAAATAACTCCTCAACACAATATTCTGGAGGGGATTATCATAGAACAGGTCTCACATTCATACGTTTAGGAGATACATAATGTTTTATTACAAAGTAGATGCACTTGCAAGTTTAAAACCTAATAAACAATGGAGTAGACGAGCAGAAGATGATGATTATTCTGGTTTTGTATGGGATGAAGGCGAAACCATTCCAACTGATGCTGAAATAGAAGCAGAATTATTAAGATTAACAAATGCAGAACCTATGAGACTTTTAAGACTAGAAAGAGATGCAAGATTAGCAAAAACAGATTGGATGAGTTTTTCAGATTCTCCTGCAATGTCAGATGATTGGAAAACTTATAGACAGGCACTTAGAGATTTACCAGCTAGTGCATCACCTAAAGTAGGTGCAGATGGTCATTTAGATATGTCATCCGTTACTTTTCCAACGGAGCCTAGTTAAATGAGTACATTAAAAGTAGACGGAATCCGTTCCAATTCCGCATCAAGTGATGCCATAACTTTAGATGGTAATGGCAAATGTGCCGTAACAGGTACAACAATAACAGCAGACACAGGTAAGTTTACTAATATACCTAATCGTAGTTTGATAATTAACGGAGCAATGACTATAGCCCAACGTAGTTCGTCATCTTCAGGAAATGGTTATGGAGACTTAGATCGTTGGAAACATGAATATGGAACTTTAGACGAAAACCCAACATTCGCTCAAGTTGCTGTATCTTCAGGAGATTCTGGGGATAATCCTTTTGCAAAAGGTATAACAAAATGCCTTAAAATAACAAATGGAAATCAAACAAGTGGTTTACAGGCTAATTCACAAATAAATTTAAATCAAAATATAGAAGCACAAAATATAAGAAATAGTGGTTGGAATTATACATCAAGTTCCAGTTATATAACTTTATCTTATTATGTAAAAGCTAGTGTGGCTCAAGAATATCATGGTTTTGTAAAAACAGTAGATGGTTCAAATTATATGTATCCGTTCAGTTTAGGTACTTTAAGTGCTAATACATGGACAAAAATAACAAAAACAATTCCTGGCAATTCTAATATTCAAATTGATGACAATACTGACTCAGGTTTTCAAATTTTTCCAATCGCATTTTATGGAACAAGTTACACTAATAATTCAATAACAGAAGATGCTTGGGCAGCTTGGGCATCAGGCAATAGAAGTCATGACCAAACTGCAACATGGTGGACAACAAATGATGCGACTTTTGAAATTACAGGAGTTCAATTAGAAGTTGGAGACTCAGCCAGTGATTTTGCTCACGAAAGCTACGCTGAAACTTTAGCCAAGTGTCAAAGATATTATCAAAAAGATATAAGTACAAGAGCGTCTTGGAATAGTGGTAATGTATCTGGTAGACAATTTCCGGTAAGATTTTTAGTAGAAATGAGACACACTCCAACTATAGGTTTTACTAATACTACAGTAGATGGCGGTGGGTCATTAAGTGCAGGTGGTACAAGTAGACAAGGGTATAATCTTTACGTGAGTTCCAGTGGAAGATTTTACGAATGGAGACACACAGCGGAGTCAGAGTTATGAAAATTAAAACTGCAAAGTATAAAGGAACTCTTAAATGGAACTCCGAAAAAGAAGAATTAGTTTTTGACAATTCAGTAAACGATAATATTATTGCGATTATTGATGATCAAGAAATGTTTGTACCTATTGATGATGAGAATATACACTATAAAGCTATTTTAAAATGGGTAGCAGAAGGTAATACTATAGACCCTGCTGGGTAGTGGACTTACCCACAATAATAATTCCACCAGTAGACAATATAGAAACAATATCAATACCTTTACCAACAGCTGATGTTCCTAGTTATGTACCTATGGTAATACCTCCTAGTGATCTTAAAGAACCAGAAGGTACAAAAGCAGAAACTACAGAAACTACGGAACAACCAGCACCAAGTATAAATATACCAATGATAAACATAGATGTACCACTACCTACCTCAGAAGTAGTAGTGGCTGCAAGCTATGCAGCGGTATCTGCCGTAGCGGTCACTACGTTTGCTCAACCATTTTTTGACACCATAAAGAAAAAAATACAAAAGTTTATACAAGGTAAAATAAACAAATGGAAGAAAAGAAAAAAAACTTAGTTACTAAACTAAAAGACATTGCTGAGGACAAAGAACATCAAATAGAAATATTAGGTACTTTTGTCCGATTAGGTGTTGTTGTCTGGTCTGGTTTTATTATTACCATGAACTATGTAGAAATTCCTATGGTTAAAAAAGCTGGGAACAGTGACATTACTTTTGTGGCCAGCGTTTTTACGGGAGCTTTGGCCACATTTGGTTTGACGACTGGTAAAAACGGAAACAGTAAACCGCCTGTTTGCCCAATGGCAAAGAAACAAGACACTCCAAAAACATGACTAAATGGATAATACTCTTGACTTTGTTGTCCCCCGCAATATCAAAAGCAAATACTGTCACGCCTCAGTTTACAACAGGGTCGATGCAGTCGACAACGACAACAAACCAAGTAATAACAGAGACTATCGAGCACGACATCAAGGGTGCAGCCGTGACAACTTACAGTGGTACAAACATAACAGTTGGCGGTACTGGTGGTATAGGTTCAGACAATGCAACCTACACACCAACAACCAACGCAGCAGACTGGGATCTACAGATTACAGAAAGAACAGCTGGAACGATAGAAACAATCTCAATAGAAAGAGAAATCGAAACAGACAGTACCACTACATCCTACTCTATCTTCTCTCAATAACTTCACCCGCTTTTGCGGAGGGAGAAACACATAATAATAGTAACCCTGTGGCAGCTGCTACGGGAAATGTCACCAATCAGGCAGTACAATTTCAGAATAATGGTGCACAAAGTAGGCAATTTTTTGGCCCAAATATAAGTTGTAATGGTAGTACAATGACATTTCAACCTTTTTATATGGGTAATCATGCCAAACCACTTGATGAGTTTATGCAGCCTACTAGCTATACCTTAGCAGAAAACTGGGGTTTCCAAATTAACTTTATGGTTCCCTTAGACAAATCAGGTTACAAACAGTGTAAAGAGATTGCTAAACGGCAAGAAGAAAAGATGAGGCTCGACTACGAGCTTGTACGTGCACTTAAATGTGCAGAGTTACAACAAAAAGGGTTTACGATACGCCCTGGAACCCGTGTCTATGGCATGTGTTCTGACATCGTACCTATACAATCGTTAATTAAACAAAATGTTAGCACTACTAAAACCAATCGTTTTAACTTTTTTAAAAAGTGAGAAATTTAAATTATTTGTACTTGACTTGCTAGAAAAGTTATCTAAAGAAAGCGATAATGACCTTGATGACAAAGCAGTAGAATTTATTAAGAGAGGATTAAAAGTTGAGTAAAAGAGCAGGAGAAGAACAGTTTAACGAACTACATAAGTTAGTTACAACTGAGCTTATAGACAGAATACGTAGCGGTGAAGCTACTACCGCTGACCTAAAAGCTGCTGCTGATTGGCTCTATAAAAACGACATAACAGGTGTAGCCTTTGATACATCACCTTTATCGCAACTGGCAGACATTATGCCAGATGTTGACTTTGAAACAGTCCAAAAATCGGTAATTAGAAATGGCTCCTAGAAGATTACCACGTAAACAACTTAAGCGAAGTGCAAGAAACTACAGGGATAACCCCGCATCCAGAGCAAAGAAAAACGCATACAACAGAAAGCGTAACAAATCTAAAGAAGCCATTGCCTACAGAGTGGAACTTAAAAGAGCCCGTAGAAAAGCGGGGGCAGAAGGCAAGGGCGGTAAGGATTTTTCACACACTAAATCAGGAAAATTAGTACGTGAAAGCGTTTCAAAAAATAGAGCTAGAAACAGAAGCAGAAAATGACACCAGTACTTCCTACTTATAAACATTACACACAAAACTTAATAGTTATGACATCAACAGACGCTAAAAAACTCTGGAGAAAAGCTATTAAGGAGGCAAACAATTATGAATGTATCTATTGCGGAGAAAGACATCATGAATATGATCTTACCATTGACCATGTACATCCCAGATGTTTGGGAGGTTGTTCCCATACTAGAAATTGTGTTCCAGCCTGTAGGAGGTGTAATCAAGAAAAAGGAAGCCTTGACTGGTTAACGTGGTTTAGAAATAACTTCCCACCAAACCCACTACGAGAAAACCTAATATTAGATTGGATTAAATGAACAAACTATTTAACCCTAATAAGCTACTATTACAGGAACTAAAAGACATTGCATATGCTACACCTCGCCCAGTTCGTTGGGCTATGGTGTGGTTTTTGCTATGGCTAGAACCTCAATATGTAGACTACAAAGCCAAAAAAGCTGTAGATGATGCCGTTAAAGAGTATCACAGACTATGTGATTTCTGTGAAGAATGGCGTAATGAACCTGGGGTAAAGGTTATACCATCTGAAGTTAAAGGTTTAGATGATATGAGTATAAACTATGAAGATTGAAGAACAACTCCAAAAAGACTTTAGGTATTTTCTTACCGCTGTTTGGACACATTTAAACTTACCAGCTCCTACAAGAGCACAATTATGTATAGCGGAATATTTACAACATGGGCCTAAAAGACTTCAAATCCAAGCGTTTAGGGGTGTGGGTAAGTCTTGGATTACTGCTGCATTTGTTCTTTGGACTCTTTTCAATGACCCTGATAAAAAAATTATGGTTGTCTCCGCAAGTAAAGACAGAGCAGACAGCTTTTCTATTTTTTGCCAAAGATTGATACTAGAAGTACCTTGGTTATCACAACTAAAACCGAAAAATGATGACCAGCGGTGGTCTCGTATATCGTTTGATGTAGGGCCAGCTGCTCCACACCAAGCACCCTCAGTTAAGTCTGTGGGTATTACAGGGCAGTTAACAGGGTCTAGAGCAGACCTTATGGTACTCGATGATGTCGAAGTACCTAATAATAGTATGACGGAGCTACAACGTGAAAAACTCTTACAACTTGTTACTGAATGTGAGTCTATTCTTACTCCTAAACGTGACTCTCGTATTATGTTTCTTGGTACTCCTCAAACAACATTCACTGTCTATAATAAGCTAAGGGAACGTAGCTATAGACCATTTGTTTGGCCAGCTAGATACCCACGTAAACTAGCTATGTATGATGGTTTGTTGGCTCCACAGCTAGTAGAGGACTTAGAAAAGTCAGATATGGCGTGGAAACCTACAGATACACGTTTTAAAGAGGAAGACTTACTAGATAGAGAAGCATCTATGGGTAGATCTAACTTTATGCTGCAGTTTATGCTAGATACTAGCCTATCTGACGCAGAAAAGTTCCCATTAAAGTTTGCAGACCTTATAGTCACACCCGTAAACCCCACACATGCACCAGAAAATATTATTTGGTGCTCTAGCCCAGACAATATAGTTAAAGGCTTACCTTGTGCGGGGCTCCCAGGAGACTATTGGTACAGCCCAATGCAGATACAAGGTGAATGGGTTGAGTATGCAGAGACTATATGTTCGGTAGACCCCTCTGGAAGGGGCTCAGATGAGACTGTAGCATGCTTCCTATCACAGTTAAATGGATTTATATACCTGCATGAAATATACGCTACTAGAGACGGTTATAGTGACAAGACATTATTAGACATATTAAGGAGATGCCGTAAATATGGTGCGAGTACGCTGCTCATCGAGAGTAACTTTGGCGATGGTATTGTATCAGAGCTATTTAGAAAACACTGTCAGACAACAAAGACAAACATTAACATAGAGGAGACTAGAGCTAATGTCCGTAAAGAAGATAGGATTATTAGTAGCCTTGAGCCTGTCTTTAATCAGCATAGGTTGGTTATTGACCCCAAGGTTATTGAATGGGATTATGCGTCAAATGCTGATGAAGCGACTGAAAATAGATTCCAATATATGCTTGCTTACCAAATCAGCAGAATGTGTAGAGAAAAAGGTGCCGTTCGACACGATGACAGAATTGACTCCCTTGCCCAAGGAGTTAAATGGTTCACCGATGCTCTCGCCATTTCAGCCCAACAGCAAATAAAAGACAGACGAAGAGAAGAATGGTTAGACCATCTAGAAGCTTGGATGGATGATCCTCAAGCTGAAGCTAATCATATGGTGTTGGGATTGGATTTAGACCAACGTAAAGAGGCTA